ATAGATTTAACACTTTTAATCAAATTGTAACACCACCAACACCTCCTGAACCAAACCCACCAATATTTTTGGTCGAACCAAAGTACACTGTTAGTTCCCCACCTCTATTGGAATCATATACTATTAAATTAAATCCTGCAGCGGATAAGAGAAAGATATTTAATGCGGAGATGTATTTGTTACAAACATCAAACGCACCTTGTGTTGACACTAACGGATTAGTTGATGTATCGGATAAAATTATAAACGCGGATACATTTACTATGGATTTACAAGAAATATTAGATGAATTTGGATGTACTACGGGACAACCATCACAAAATTATAAAGGAACTTATAATGCTAAGTTTACAATGTATTCGGCACCAATATTACCAAATGGTGAACGTGATAATACTAGAGAAGATTATTATAGAACATTTCTATTAACCTTTTCTTTTTAAGAAGGTAAGATATTTATAAATAAAAGTATTATGAACACAAAAATGATATTAGATAGTTATTTGGGTAAAAATACCAAAACTACAGAAAAAGATATGGGTGACGGGACTAAACAAGTTTGTGACCTTGAGACTGGAGATTGTTATACTGTAAGAATGAAAGACGGTCTTATAGAACGATTTGATAATACGGTTAAAACAAATAAAAAAATCCAAGTTGAAACAACAACAGGAGTTAAACAATTATTAAACGGATAATACAATGGGTAGAGTTGATAGTAGAATTTTAAATGAAATTAAAAGATATAGAGAAATAAATGGATATATCTTTGAACAAGACGCGGCGTTACCGCCACCCCCACCACCTGCAGACCCTGCGGCGGGAGGAGCTTTACCTCCACCTCCAGGTATGGACCCTATGGCGGGAGGACCACCACCACCTCCTGGGGGAGACCCTATGGCAGGTGCAGGAGCACCTCCACCACCACCTGCGGCACCTGTTGATGTTGCTAATGACCCTGACGTTGAGAAACTTGACGATAAAAAAGGTGGTGATAAAAAAGGTAAAGAACTTGAAATAACTGATTTGGTTAAATCACAAAAAAATGTTGAAACCAAACAAGAAGAATATTTCGATAATTTATTTAAACACCTAACAGACTTAGAGTCAAAACTTTCAGACATGGACAACATTATGAATAAGTTAAATGACTTAGAGACGAAAATTGAAAAAATGAGACCTAAAACTCCTGAAGAAAAACTTGAATTAAGAAGTTTAGATTCAGGACCATACAATCAAAAACTTAGCGATTTCTTTGACGATAAGATGGATGATATGGAAAAATCGGGTAAGAATGAATATGTATTAACTCAAGATGATGTAGAAAATTATTCATCAGGGGATATTAAAAAAAGTTTTAGAGACTTTGGTTCAGATATACCCGAACCAGACGCTTTCAAACAAGTAAGATAAGTTTAAGGTCGATTAATTCGACCTTAAATTTTATTTGACAAAACCACGGCTGACACTTATACTTGTAATAAACAATAAATAAATATATAACTTATGGCGACAAACAGCTTAGACGCAGTACTTGCACAGTACGAAAAATCACAACAAGGTGGTCAATCCTCTACCTCAAAAATGTCTCAAGACGAAAGGATGAAAAAATACTTTGCGGCAATCCTCAAAGACAATGAAAAACAAGGTCAAAAACGACTTAGAATCTTACCAACAAGCGACGGTACATCACCATTTAAAGAAGTTTGGTTTCACGAAATCCAAGTAGATGGTAAATGGCAAAAATTCTATGACCCATTAAAGAACGATAATGAACGTTCACCACTTACTGAGGTTTATGAAGAATTGATTGCGACTGGTAAAGAAAGTGATAAGAAGTTAGCAACAACCTACAAACCTCGTAAATTTTATATTGTTAAAGTTATCGATAGAGATAACGAACAAGATGGTGTTAAGTTTTGGAGATTTAAACACAATTATAAAAACGAAGGTATCCTTGATAAAATCATTCCTATTTGGAGAGCTAAAGGTGATATCACAGACGCTGAAAAAGGGAGAGATATTATCCTTGAATTGACAAAGGCAAAAACACCAACAGGTGCGGTTTATACAGTAATCCAAACGGTAATGTATGATGACCCAACACCAATCCATGAGGTTAAAGAAACTGCGGATTCTTGGGTTAATGATGAATTAACTTGGGAGGATGTATACTCTAAAAAACCTGTGGAATACCTTGAAGCTATCGCTCGTGGAGAAACTCCAAAATGGGATAGTGATAAAGGTGGATATGTTTACAGTAATTCAGAACAAAGTGAGACTAGTATCGGTGGTACATCAGAAACACCTAAATACGTAGACCCACAAGTAAATTCTGAAGTAGACGAAGAGTTACCATTCTAAATTTTTTATAAAAGCTTGGACACAAACATAGACATCGTGTCCAAGCTTTCTTATTTTTATTAAAAAAACATTAGAACATGGACAAAGAAAAAAAAATCACACAAAAAATGTATGACGCTTTATGTAAAAAATATGAAGCGGAAATGGCGGAATCTGAAACATCATTACTTGTTTATTTCACATCACCTGTTGGTATTGGGGAACACCCACAACATATTGAAGAGATGGATAAATTAGTTGAAAAAATTGCTAACGCTAAAGACAAACTTGAAACAATTAAAGAATTTTATAAATACAATTAATTATGGCAATTAAGAAAACTAAATTCTCCATTGACGATATCAAATCTAAGTTTTCCACAAAAACAAAATATAAACCTGAAAGTTATTATAATTGTGGTGAAGCTTTTATGGAGGCGTGTGGATTACCAGGTCCTATTAAAGGACATATCAATATGTTTTTAGGTCACTCAAACTCATCTAAAACAACCGCAATGATTTTAGCGGCGGTTGACGCACAAAAACAAGGAGACTTACCCGTTTTCATTATTACCGAAAGAAAATGGAATTGGGAACACGCGGTTGAATTAGGTTTGGAGGCCACCCAAAACGAGCTTGGAGAGTGGGACGGTATGTTCATCTTCAATGACAGTTTTGACTACATCGAACAAGCAACTGACTTTATTAATGATATCTTAGACGCGCAAGAAAAAGGTGAGATACCTTATAATGTACAATTCCTATGGGATTCAGTAGGTTCGATACCATGTAAAATGACATACGATGGGAAAGGTGGTAAACAACACAACGCAGCAACATTTGCGGATAAAATTGGTATGGGTATTTCTGCGAGAATCTCAAAAACTAAAAAAGAAGATGTTCCATTTTATGCTACTATGATTGTAATTAATCAACCTTGGGTTGAATTACCTGATAACCCATTTGGACAACCTGAGATTAAAGCAAAAGGTGGTGAAGCGTTATGGTTAGCATCGGCTTTAGTCTTCCTGTTTGGAAATCAGAAAAAGGCGGGTATCAATCATATTACCGCAACTAAAAATGGTAGAACAGTTGTTTACGCAACAAGAACTAAAATATCGATTCTAAAAAACCACGTTAATGGTTTATCTTATAAGGATGGTAAAATTTTAGCGGTACCACAAGGTTATATTAAAGACGATAAAACCGCGATTGAAAAATACAAAAAAGAATATTCTGACTATTGGAATAAAAAATTAGGTGGTGAGGGAGAGTTCAAACTTAGTGAGTCTTTCATACCAGTTGAAGAGGAAGAAGAATATTGATTGTCGAACCATTTAATGGTAAAAAAGTGATAAAAACATTATTAGTAGATGGGAATAACCTCCTAAAAATAGGATTCTATGGGGTAAAAGATTTTTACCACGAAGGTAAACATGTTGGAGGGATATGGCATTTCTTAAATACTGTTAGACGTTTTATTGAAGAACAAAATTTTGACAAAGTTGTAGTATTTTGGGATGGAGAAGAAAACTCAGTAAGTAGAAAGATTCTCTATCCAAAGTACAAAGAAAATCGTACTGTTGAAGTTAATGAACAAAAAGTAACCTCGTTCCAAGAACAAAAGGAGCGAGTTAAACAATATTTGGAAGAGATGTTTGTAAGACAAATCAACATCACTAACAATGAGGCGGATGATTTAATTGCTTACTATTGTCAAATTTCGGAAAATGAAATTAAAACTATTTTTTCATCAGATAAAGACCTCACACAACTTATCTCGGATAAAGTAAGTATCTACTCACCATCCGCTAAACAATCTTATAAGTTAGGAGATAATATCAAACTACATGATATTGAAGTACCACACTCAAATGTGAGAACTTGTAAAATATTTATGGGTGATAAATCAGATAACATCGATGGAATTTATTACTTAGGTGAAAAGACTTTTGTGAAGTTATTTCCTGAGGTACTTGACAAGACCATATCTGTTACCGATATTTTAACAAAGGCTGAAATCTTATTAAAAGAAGATAAAGATAACACAGTCCTTAAGAATCTTTTAACGGGTAAAACAAAAACAGGAATTTACGGTAACGAATTTTTTGAAATTAATGAAAAAATTGTCGATTTATCAAACCCACTTATTACCGATGAAGGTAAAGAAATCGTTGAATTGTATTATACTGAAACACTAGACCCTGATGGTAGAGGTCATAGGAATGTTATACGAATGATGATGGAAGATGGGTTCTTTAAATACCTACCAAAAGGAGATAATAATTGGGTAAATTTCTTAACCCCTTTTTTAAAATTAACAAGAAAAGAAAAGAAAAAATTTAAAACAAACAAATAAAGTGAATATGAAAGACCAAGAAACAACAAAGCTTGAATTTTTGATGATGGTAAATGATAACATCATTGTACAAAGGTTTTTTAATGTTAGAGATTTTAACCCTAACGCTAAAAATTCTTTTAATCTTTATGAATACCTTTCTGATTTTAAGGATGGGTTAGAAAGAGAATTAAAGATGAAAACCGTTACATATATGTTGGACAACACATACGAGATTATGAGTAACCCTAATGTACTTGAAACATCAAATACTGAGGGTCCTGAGAATTTTAACATTTTTATTAGGTCTGGAGATACGACAATTTGTCATAGACAATTTGATGCTAAAGTATACCCGCCTAAAATAAGATATACCGTAGACATACGTCCGCACATAAAAAGTGTACTTTCCACTTTGACTGACATTTTTTCATCAAGAAAATTAACTTATGACTATGTTGGAGTTAGTCTAAAGGGGTAATATTTATTTAAAACAAAGAAGAAAAAATATGGCGTCGAACAAAAATTTTGATTATTTAGGTAGTACATTTCAGATTCAATTATTAAACCAAATCGTTATTGATAAGGAGTTCGCAAGAACAATAATTGACGTAATTGAACCAAATTATTTTGAAAATAAGTACTTTAAATTAATCATCCAAATGATTATGGAGTATTATTTAAAATACGAACATGTCCCTACGTTTGACACTTTAGAACAAATTACAAAATCAGAATTCCAACAAGAAATGGCATCTAAAATTATTTTAGATACTTTAACAAAAGTTAAAGAAGCTCCTCTTGAGGGTAGTGATTTTGTACAGGAAAAAGCTTTAAAATTCTGTAAACAACAAGAGTTACAAAAGGCGATTACTAAAGCACAAAAAGTAATTGACGGTGGTGAATTTGAAAACTACGACAAGTTAGAAACTTTAGTTAGAGAAGCCTTGCAAGTTGGTGAAAGAGAAGATGGTATGGCTGACGTGTTCTTTAATTTAGAAGATGTTCTAAATGAAGATTATAGACACCCAATCCCAATGGGAATACCAGGAATCGATAGACTTTTAAAGGGTGGTTTGGCTAAAGGTGAAATTGGGGTTGTATTAGCACCAACAGGTGTAGGTAAATCAACGTTACTGACAAAAATTGCAAACCACGCATTTAATTTAGGTTATAATGTTTTACAAATATTTTTTGAGGACAACCCAAAAATTATCCAAAGAAAACATTTTACACTATGGACAAAAATCCACCCTGACGAACTTTCGGATAAGAAAGAAACTGTTATGACAAAAGTTAAAGAAATCAAAGAAACTATGTCAAACAGATTAATTTTAAAAAAGTTACCGTCAGACACTATGACTATGTTACAAATCAAAAATCAAGTTAGAAAGATGGCGGCTGATGGTATCAAAATAGACATGGTATTATTAGATTATATTGATTGTGTTGTTCCTGATAAAAACTTAGGTGACGAATGGAAATCTGAAGGTTCGGTTATGAGAGCATTTGAAGCGATGTGTCATGAAATGGATATTGTAGGATGGACGGCGACTCAAGGTAATAGAAGTTCTATATCCTCTGAAGTTGTTACTACAGACCAAATGGGAGGGTCTATAAAGAAAGCTCAAGTAGGTCACGTTATCATTTCAGTGGCTAAAAGTTTACAACAAAAAGAAATGAAATTGGCAACTATTGCTATCACAAAGTCTAGAATTGGTGATGACGGTGTCGTATTTGAAAATTGTAAATTCGATAACGGTATGTTAGAAATTGATACAGAATCATCCGTTACTTTCTTAGGACTTGAAGAACAAAAAGAAGAGAATAACAGGCAGAGAATTAAAGACCTGTTAGACAAAAGAAAACAAAGAGAAGACAAAAATTAAAAAAAAATTATGAACGAGAACATATTAAAGGAGAACCCTAATAGGTTTGTTATCTTCCCAATCGAACACAACGATATATGGGAATATTACAAAATGCACCAAGCAGCGTTTTGGACGGCTGAAGAAGTTGATTTAACCAATGACATTAGGGATTGGGAAAATTTATCAGATAATGAGAAGTATTTTGTTAAGAATGTATTGTCTTTCTTTGCAGCTTCTGACGGAATTGTTAATGAAAATTTAGCGGAAAATTTCTACAAAGAAGTACAATACCCTGAAGCAAAATTTTTCTACGGGTTTCAGTTAATGATGGAGAACATACATTCGTTAATGTATTCGTTATTAATTGATACCTACATCTCAAACCCAAACGAGAAAGACGAGTGTTTTAACGCTATCGATAGATTACCCGCAGTTCAGAAAAAGGCGAAGTGGGCTCTTGAATGGATAGAAAATTCATCTTTCCAAGAAAGGTTGGTCGCATTTGCTGCGGTTGAAGGTATTTTCTTTTCAGGTTCATTCTGTTCTATATTTTGGATGAAATCACGAGGTATCATGCAAGGATTGTGTAATGCTAACTCATTAATCTTTAAAGATGAAAACCTACACTGTGATTTTGCAATTCATTTGTTAAATAATCATTGTGAGAATAAACCATCAGAAAAAAGAATTAAAGAAATTCTACTTTCAGCGTTAGAAATTGAAAAAGAATTTATTACTGAATCATTACCCGTTTCTTTAATTGGGATGAATTCAAATTTGATGAAACAATATCTTGAATTTGTTGTGGATGGTTTATTAATTAAATTAGGTTGTAAAAAACACTTCAATGTTGAACAACCATTCAAATTTATGGAGCAAATTGCCGTAGAAACTAAAGGTAATTTCTTCGAGTCTAGAACGGTTGAGTATCAAAAAGCTAAGCTTAATGAAACTATCTCCTTTACAGATGATTTTTAATTATTTATTTTAATAGAATATGATGTCACTTAGAATTAAAAAAAGAAGTGGGGATGACGCGTCGTTTAACCCACAAAAAATCTATAATAGAATTAAACGAGCTTCAAAAGGGTTAAACGTTAATTCGGATGAGATTTTTATAAAAGTAATTACTTCAGTACCTACTGAAGGTTTAATTACCACTAAAGAATTAGATAAACTTATCTATGAAATTGCAGCGGCGTTTACGGGTAGTCACCACGACTACTCAAGATTAGCATCATCTGTTGCGATTTCTTCATACCATAAAGAAACTAACCCAAGTTTTGCTGAAACAATGAAGCAATTACATGAGGATGGTATTCTTAATAATGAATATATGAATACAATTGATTCATATGGTTATGATAAAATTGATGAGGTGATTAACCATGACAACGATTATAATTTCGATTATTTTGCTTGGAGGTCATTACAGGAAATGTATTTGTTAAAATTATCAAGTGGACGTGTAATTGAAAGACCCCAGCACATGTATATGAGAGTTGCAATTTGGGTAACAAAATCTTTTGAACAAGCGGTTGAATATTATAAATCATTATCAAACCAATTGATATCACCTGCAACACCAATCATGATTAATTCAGGAACTAGAGTACCTCAATTAGCGTCTTGCGTGTTACATTATAATAATTCAGATTCTCGTAACGGGTTATTAAATACATTAAACGATATCTCAACCTACTCATCTGACGCCGCGGGAATTGGTTTATCCATGTCAAACATTCGAAGTAAAGAAAGTAGAATTTCTTCTTCAGGAGGATTTGCGGGTGGTTTATTAAAGTATTTGAAAATTGTAAACGAGTCACTTCGTTTCTTTAACCAACAAGGACGTAGACCAGGTAGTGCTGCGATTTATCTTGAACCTTGGCACAAAGACATCTTTGATTTATTGGAAATTAAAAAGAATACAGGTGCTGAAGAATTAAGAGCGAGAGATTTATTTACCGCTCTTTGGATTCCTGACAACTTTATGAGAGCCGTTAAAAATAATGGTGATTGGTATTTGTTCTGTCCTAATGATATACTTAAAAGTGGTATCAAACCATTACAAGAATGTTATGGAGATGAATATGAGGAAAATTATCAGAAGGCGGTATCTATGGGTCTTGGTAAAAAAGTTAAGGCACAAGATGTATGGAATAAGATTATTGAGTCCCAAGTCGAATCAGGTGTACCATACCTTTGTTCTAAAGACAACGCGAATAAAAAAACTAATCATCAAAACATAGGTGTGATTAAACAATCAAACTTATGTAACGAGATTTACCAATATACTGATGAGAATACAACTGCTATTTGTACACTTTCATCTATGGTCCTAAAGAATTTTATAATTGACGGTAAGTTTGACTTCCAATTACTTTATACTGAAGTTAGAAAAGTTGTTAGAGCGTTAAACAAAGTTGTTGATATTAATAGTTACTCAACCGAGAAAGGACGTAAAGGGGGTCTTGACCAAAGAGCAATCGCGATTGGAACCCAAGGATTGGCAGATGTTTTCTATTTAATGGATTATATTTTTACATCTGAAGAGGCTCGTATATTAAACAAAAATATTTTTGAAACAATTTATTTCGCGGCCATCACTGAAAGTATGGAATTATGTAAATCAGGACTGTACAAACCTTATTCTCATTTCGAAGGGTCACCAATGTCTAATGGAATATTCCAATTTGATATGTGGGGAGTAGGTGAAGGTAACTTATTTTGGGATTGGGAAAAATTAAAAGAAGATGTGAAAGAACATGGAGTTTGTAATTCATTATTCACGGCACAAATGCCTGTTGCGTCATCGGCTAAGATTACTGGTTCATTTGAAATGACAGAACCCGCACACTCCGCTTTATTTAATAGACGAGTTGTTGGTGGTGAAATTATGATTGTTAACAAATACCTTATTAGTGATTTTGAAAAGATTGGGGTTTGGAGTGAAGATTTAAAAAATGAAATAATCATTAATGAAGGGTCAATTCAAAACGTGAACTTTAATCATCACATTGATTTGGAGGATAAACGATATAACTTTAAAGTTAAACGAGTTGAACATCTAATCCAAAAATACAAAACTATTTGGGAAATTTCACAAAAAGAATTGATTGATATGGCGGCAGATAGAGCACCTTTTATTGACCAATCACAATCAATGAATATCTACATGGCTAACCCAACATTATCAAAGATTACCTCGTCACATTTCCACTCATGGGAAAAAGGTTTAAAAACTTTGTGTTATTATGTAAGAACTAAAGCGATATCCACAGGAGCAAAACACTTGGCGGTTGATATCTCTAAAATGGAGAAATCAAAACCAAAAGTTGAAACACCTAAGGTTGATTTTAGTTCCATGAATTTACCTGAAAAACCTGAAGATAGTCAATTTGATTGTTTTGGTTGTTCATCTTAATCACGAAATTAATCCCGACACTATGTCGGGATTTTTTATTTTATAACTATTTATTGAAAATATCACGACACTATATTTATATTATATGGCAGAAGGAAAAACATATGGTATTAATTTCCCATTTAGAGACTCATCTAAAGGTACTTATTTTTCATTATCAGAAGAAAGTGATGAAGAAATTAGAAGTAGTTTAGTGCATTTATTATTAACAAGAAAAGGAACAAGATATTATCTTCCTGATTTTGGAACTAGATTATATGAGTTTATTTTTGAACCTTTGGACGGACCTACCTTTTCAGATATAGAATCTGAAATAAGAGAGGCGGTTTCCGAATACATACCTAATATTACAATTACCAACATTAGTATCCAAGACGCTTCATTAGAAGATGAAGACAAAGGAACCTTCATTAATAGTAATAATGAACGGGAATATGTGGTTCCTGGTATTGGAGAAAAGGAACACACTGCTAAAATTAAAATAGACTATACTATCACATCATCGGCGTTTAATCCGAGTGATTTTGTAATTATTAATATATAAAGTAACATGGCGAATAAAAAAATATCGTATACAACTAGGGATTTCCAACAGATAAGAACTGAGTTAATAAATTTCACAAGACTTTATTATCCTGAACTTATCGACAATTTTAATGATGCTTCAGTATTCTCCGCATTATTAGATTTAAATGCGGCGGTTACCGACAATCTACAATTTAATATTGATAGAAGTATCCAAGAAACGGTACTACAATATGCACAACAAAGGTCATCAGTTTTTAATATCGCGAGAACTTATGGACTTAAAATTCCTGGTCAAAGACCATCAGTTGCTCTTGTTGATTTTGCAATAACTGTACCCGCTTTTGGGGATAAAGAGGATTTAAGATATTGTGGTATTTTAAGAAGAGGAGCTCAAGTTAACGGTGCGGGTCAAGTATTTGAAACTGTATATGATATAGATTTTTCATCTGCAATAAATGCTGAGGGATATCCTAATAGACTTAAAATACCTAATTTTGATTCGAATAATAAGTTATTAAATTATACTATTGTTAAAAGAGAAACAGTTGTAAACGGTGTTACTAAAGTTTTTAAACGAACAATTACCGCAAATGATATTAAACCATTTTTTGAGATGTTCTTACCTGAAAAAAATGTTTTAGGTGTAACTAGCGTTTTATTAAAAGATGGTACACAATATGCTAATGTACCTTCACCACAAGAATTTTTAGGTAACGATAATAGATGGTATGAAGTTAAAGCTCTTGTTGAAGATAGAGTTTTTGTGGAGGACCCGACCAAAGTGTCTGACCAACCTGGTATAAAAGTAGGAAAATATTTAACAACTAACACTAAATTTATAACTGAATACACACCTGAAGGATTTTTAAAAATGACGTTTGGTGGTGGTAGTCAGTCGGCAGATGAACAACTAAGAGAATTTGCAAGAAATGGTCTTAAACTTGATTTATATAAGTACTCTAACAATTTTGCGTTGGGTAGTGTCTTGAAACCAAATAGTACTTTATTTGTACAATACAGAATTGGTGGAGGGTCTGGTAGTAACTTAGGTATTAATGTTATCACACAAGTAGGAACTGTTTCGTTTTATGTTAACGGACCATCAGCGTCTGTAAATACAACTGTTGTAAACTCACTATCTTGTAATAATGTTACCGCAGCAATTGGAGGAGCTCCCGCTCCAACAACAGAAGAGGTTAGGAATTTAGTGACTTTTAACTTCTCAGCACAGAACAGAGCGGTTACGGTAAACGACTACGACTCAATAATCAGAATGATGCCTTCTCAGTTTGGAGCTCCTGCTAAAGTCGCAATTACTGAAGAAAATAATAAAATAAAAATTAAGATGTTATCATACGATGAATCAGGTAATCTAACTGAAATTGTATCGAACACACTTAAAAATAATATCGCAAATTATTTGTCTAATTACAGAATGTTAAATGATTATATATCTGTTGAAAGTGCTAACGTGATTGACTTAACTTTGAATATTGATGTTGTTTTAGACAATAGTCAAACACAAGGTGCGTTAATTGCTCAAATTGTAAATTTAGTTACTGAATATTTCTCACCGACAAATAGACAGATGGGGGAAAACGTTTATATTTCTGAGATTAGAAGACAAATACAATCCCAAAACGGAGTTATCTCAGTGTCAGATATCCAAGTGTTTAATAAGGTTGGAGGACAATACTCGTCATCTCAAACATCTCAAGGATATGTTGATAATGATACTAAACAAATTGGTTTGATTGACGATACTATATTTGCCGAAGCTAGTCAGACATACCAAGTTAGGTATCCTAGTAAAGATATTAACATCAGAATTAAAAACCTATCTACAGTTAATTTCTCTTGATAATTTATTTTATTAATTTATGGATTATCTTTTTGAAAATGGTATATAAACTATTTATCAAAAAAGATAAGGAATGTCAAATTCATATAGAATAAGAACCGAAGTAGGTGTCGATAAATCATTAAAGGTATTACTTGAACAAGAATATGAATACCTTGAAATTTTATCACTAAAGGTTTTACAAAGTCAAATTTACACAAGACAATGCTCTGATTATGGAGTAGTTATTGGTAGAGTAACCGCTAATAACGGTTTCGGTATACCAAACGCTAAGGTATCAATTTTTATTCCTTTATCAGAGGAAGATGTAAATAATCCTGTTATCACAGAACTTTATCCATACAAATCCTTAACAGATGTTAATGAGGATGGATACAGATATAATCTTTTACCTTACACACAACAACACAGTGGACATAACCCAACAGGGACCTTTTTTGATAAGGAAGACGTATTAATAAATCCCGCATTTATTGAAGTTTTTGACAAGTATTACAAATACACCGCAAAAACTAATGATAGTGGTGACTTTATGATATTTGGTGTTCCTGTAGGGGAACAAACAATACATGTTGATGTTGATTTATCAGATATTGGAGAATTTTCTCTATCACCACAAGATTTAGTTAGAGTTGGTGCCGCGACTGAATCTCAAGTAGCGGGTACTACATTTAAAAGTTCCCCTAATTTAAATTCATTACCTCAAATTATTAGTATTAATAGAGTTATTGAAGTTGAACCACTTTGGGGTCAAGCCGAAATTTGTACATTAGGTATTGTTAGAACAGATTTTGATTTAACTAGCGAAGCTAATGTAGATATTACACCTACCGCAATTTTTATGGGGTCAATAATATCAGACGCCGACAAGTACACCCAAAAGAAAAATTGTAAACCAAAGATAGGTAAAGGTAATTTATGCAATTTAGTTGCGGGGCCTGGGGAAATTTTAGCCATTAGACAAACCATCCAACAGGATGTAAACGGTAGACCCGTACTTGAAGAATTCCAATTAGAGGGAGGAGGTCAAGTAATTGATGAGAATGGTACATGGTTGATAGATGTCCCGATGAATTTAGATTATTACATCACAAACGAATTTGGAGAAAAGGTATTATCTAATGACCCTAAAAAAGGAGTCCCGACTAGAGGTAAATACCGATTTAAAGTTAAATGGAGTCAATCACCAAGTCTATCTGAAAATGTTAAAAGAGGGTATTTTTTAGTACCTAATGTTAAAGAACACGGATGGGAAATAGACGGAGGAGGAGTTAGAATTGACCCATTATTAAATCCATCCGCGTCATCGTCAAATGTTACCGATGCTATTAAATCATACTCATTTAGTTTAGATTGGAACGACTACTCAGATATCCAAGCGGCAATTGATTGTGATGATACGTTTTATGATATGCAATATAATAAAGTTTATACGGTATCTCAATTAATTGACCAATATAGAAATGGTTACTCCGCTAGTAGAATTATAGCAGTAAAACATATTTTAGATGATGTATGTGAAAGTGAAAATGTTAAATTCCCAACTAACGATGCGTTTCTTAGATTTGATATAATTTATCTATTGTTTACCATAATGATGTTTATTTTTAAACCTGTTATATATTTGGTATTGGTAATATGTCACGTATTAGCGTTTTTATTAAAATTCATACTTGGACCTATTTTAGCAATTTTGGTTGCCGTAGTTTTTACCATTGTTATTATTATTTGTGAATTTATAAATGGTATCATATGGGTTATTAACTTATTTGCTAATGTTAATGAATTAGATTGTCCTAATTTTGAGGATATGCAAGAGTTAATTGATAAAATGTTAACTTTATGGGAATATTTTGTCAAATTAAATTTACCAAATTTAAGTTATGATGATTGTGAGTTATGTTCTTGTGATGACCCACAGTCTCTTGAGTTTAATAATCCTGGTACAAGTCCTGTAAGTGTTGATACTGAAGGTATTATCCAAAATTCAGGAGGTAATTCTTTTTTAACTAACTTTACTGATAATACTAAATATAATATTAACCCCGCATACACTTACCCATCTGCATTCCAAACGGTAATGGCGGGTGCAGGATTTACAGGTTCAGGACCTAAAACATTTGCACCTCAAATGACTAAATATGGTGATGACGGTAGTGGTAATGATAGACACATTTTTACTAGTAGTATTCCTATTACGGAAAGATTAAATTTATTTAATAATAAAGCAAAATATTTTGACGATTTTGGAGGAACAAACCCTGGCGGTGGAAGTAATAGAGTTAAAGTTACTTTTGACACAACATTAAACAATCCGAATACAACTTATCACTACGACAATGTAATTGCAATACTATGTAAAGAGAGTAAATTAGTTAATTTTACTGCGGGACAAATTGTGTCATTCCAAGACCCAACATTATCTCAAGACGTTAACTTAACAGGTTTCACACAACTAAATCAATTTGCAACAAAAAGTATCACAGGAACCTCTATAAATGATGGTCCTGGGTCAACAATCACTGTTAAATACTCAAACCCATCTTCTTTTGATGGTTTACCATTACAGAGTACCCTTTATTCCATCACTCAAAATCCTGACGATGCAACATATGCAAAATTCCCAATGGACGTTGAGTATTTCCAAGTTATAACCGCAATGACTTATAATTCATTTGATACTTTATGTACCCCAAACCAATTATCATTAAATGATAGGTACTTAAACAATACAATGAAAATTGAATATATTAATTATGATAACTGTTGGAATGGTACATATCCTGAAAATCCTTTAACATCATACGATAACTATGAAAATCAAGTATTGGTGTTTTTAGTTAGAGGTGTTGACCCTTATTCATCTCGAAAAGAAAACAGTTACGATTTAAGTATATTATTTGGCTATAATACATGGGATGTTCCTGGACTAACAGTTACGGGAGAATACAAATTAAATCATCCAATAAAAGGTGGGGTTAATTCTGTTAGACATACTATGTTGTCAAATGTCGCAACAACCGACGCTTTAGGTTATAACTTGTATTATGATTCATTCCATTTTGTACCTGAAACAAACCCATCAAATGCAGGATTTACAGGGTTTACATCAACACTTCCTAGTTATTACTCAAGTTTAGACTTAACTAATTTATCGTTTACCCCAACAGGGTCTTACGCTTTAAATTATGTTTGTGACGGAGGAGTTTATAATGCAGCGTCTGTCAAGTCGTTCATTACAGATAAAAATGGATTCCAAGTTGAATGGGACACCGCGTTTTCAGTACCTTGTACCATTAAAGTACCTAACCAAAATATATATCCAACAGATAATAGAGGATATTTTGATAATGAAATCGTAGAAGGTGGTTCGGCTATGATGCAAATTATATCGCTACCACCACTATCAACAACATCATATGCTAATGGGTATACTTACGCTCCTAAGTACACCACTTCACCATATTCTTATAATAATATACTGACGAATAGTAATCAAATAATTATGAGGTCAGATAGATTACCGACCTCAACACTTACTAAAGAAACATCGAATAATAGTTTCCCATTACATTTAAATCCTGATTTCAGCGTGTATTTATTTTCTGATGACGGAGTTGTAAATTCTGAAAGTACGGGAACACAAAACACTGGCTCAATAAATGGTAATCAAGATAATACTACTCCACAAACTAATATCAGTAACCAAGTCTTGGATTCATTTAAATGTGGAGAAATGGTTCCCCTTGGTTGTTATACATCAGTACCTGGTAGTCCATGTGGAGGAAGTTCTACTGAAATTGGTATAAAACCTACAGGTGATGGGTGTTATGAGAATGGGACCAATGGAGAATTAATTATGAAAAATGGTTGTTATGTCACAATCACCGAAATATTTGTATCTTTACCTAAAGATTTTAAAATATTAACTGAATGGTCATCTAGATTATTAATCACGTTTGGGGCATGTAGAAATGTGTGGTCACAAATGTTCACTAATAATTGGATAAACGGAACGTTATACGCATTTGCGTTTAAAAATGACAGATTCTTTACAGGACCTACTGACACCCCACCTAATTCTCCATATAGTAATTATTGTCGAGATACTATAATTTTACACCCAACTACAAATAACTTTTATTATAGAAGTAGCCCATGGGATGGTTCTGATTTTATAGGTTCAGACCCCGACAGTGGGTTCTTTGGTTCATTTGGGGGAAATGATAAAAATTTAAAATTCCCAACAACTCTTTTAGACATGGGACCTAGGACTAATTATATACAAGAGTTAGTTATGTCGGATGATTTTGATGGGTATGTTGCGAATAAAATGACATCAACAACTTTTACAGATATTTCAGATATTTTGAATTTATTTATTATCAGTCGTTTAGCAAATACAAGTTTTTTAAGTCAATTATTTGGAACTTCAGGAGCTAATATTACTTCATATTTTAATGGTAGAACTAAAAGAATGGTTGACGGTGATTATGCTCAAATGGTATCTATTAGTTCAGAATTAGGAGTTGCGGAATTTGACTCTGATAGTTATCCACAGATACCTAATGGTCAAGACCCTGTATTTTTTAACGGAGCGAATTCATCTGATGGAGTATTCGGAATTTTCTTTTCATCCGATACTCAGGTTAGAGATTTTATAACACCAAAAAGAACAATAATCAATGAGAATACAACACCAACCGATGATTGTGCATTTAACTACTTTAAAGTGTTTTCACAAACAGTTCCTTTTTATCAATGGAAAATAAATCCTGGAAACGCCGATAGTATTTTTGGTTCTCAAACTAATGAATGGTATACCTCATCACTAAACGGTAGCGGATTCCACACTAATAAGTACCAATCAATGGATAGATTATTAGGTTCTTCAAGGTATATGAGAACGAATACAAGTACGTTAATAAAAGACTTTAAAGGGTATATATATTCATATAATATGACTCCTGCACCTGGGTGTGTCCCAGGGTACAATACGAGTCCAACCTCAACAATTCCTAATAATCCTGGCCCAAGGATATTTACTGTAGGAGCACCTTTCCATTTTTATTTTGGACTTAAAAAAGGTAAAACCGCTTTTGATAGGTTTACCATAAAATGGATTAAAACAGATGTAATTACGGATTAATATGGGTAATCGAAATGATTTAAGAGTTGTTTTAGGGTCTTTAAGATACAAGTCAGCACCAAACACTAACTTGTTTTTTCAAGTACCATTAAAACAAACATTTAAGGAAAATACTGAATTTGATAGAAGTATTGACGTTGATTTAGAACAAGTTTTTTTAAATGAAAGACAAGAGTCTGATACTTTTAGACCAACTTGTAAATTTTCATTATTATTTAAAAATTCATATTCAGGATTTACAAACTACCCTCCGTTTGAAAATAACTTATACTATTTAAATGCTCAAGAAGCCGCGGCAGCTCAATGTTTAGGAGGAAACCCTAACTCGATTAGTTGGACGGGAGTACCCCAATACAATGAATTTGATTTTATAAGAAATGATTATGATGTTACAGGATATACACAATCACCTAATGAACATATAATTTTTTCACCTAAAAGTGCAACATCATATAATTGGAACTTTTTTGTGAGTTATGCTTATGAAAATGATTATACTAAACAAATGCAGGCAATTGATTATAAAACTAACATAACTTTAAATTGGGTTGTTGGTGATGGAATACCATTTATAATTGAAAAGGTTGATAGTGGTGGTTTAGGTCAAATTTCTTTTAGGTGTCCTGTTAAACATGGAATGTCGGTTGGGGAATTTGTTAAATTAAGTCTATCGTATAATGGAAGTGATATTTTTCAGATAACATCGTTAGGGGCTCAAACTTATGACAGTGATGAATACGTATTTAACATTGTTGATGTTGGTTATACCAGTGTCTTTAACAATAACGTAACAGGTACCGCTAAAAGAGTTATCTTACAAGATAATGAATCAGATACTATATCTGAATATTATGTTAGAAGACATAAAATGTTAACAGGTTCTGAAAACGCCGTTATGACAAAGGCGGGATTCGAGCAAAATATTTTTGGTGAAATAAAAAAATACGAAAGTAGTGGATTCACACCAAATCAAGTTTCTAGAGTTTCAGTTAAAGAAGGGTCACAGTCATATACCCTTTCCTTCAATAAAGATATTAAAATTAACCCAATAAGGGATAATCAAAAAAGACCCTTAACTGAATTATTTTTTAGTGTATTATGGAAAGGGTTCTTTGGTTGGACATTTGGATTACCTAATGGTAGTGGAGGATTTAATGGTATTAAAGAAGGGTGGGAATTTAATTTACCACTTAATTCATCAGGTTTACCAAATAGTTGGTGGAGTAATTCTAATTCTGATTCTAACACAAACATTCCTGTTGGTGTATATAATACTGCTCAAGGAGTACCACCTTATGTTTCACCATCGTTTAATGGGTTTACATATATCGAATCACTTAATGAGGGGGATGTTATTGACGGTGATATGTGTGAGTGGAATAACTATGACCAAAAAGAACGAGTAATTTCTAATTTGTATCATAAATTAAAATTTAACCCTTTTGTCTTCTCAATAGGAGGGAACCCGTCAAATCCTTTAGGTTATTATTACCAACCACACCATAGTTTAACTATTAGAGTTTTTTCAGATTACATTGAAGACGGTGACCCGCAAGATACTGTTGGAATACCTGACTACTCGTACTTCTCAACTACAAAAAATTTATTCATATGGAGAGATTTATATCCTTATGGGTATATTGATAGTTCATTTAACGGAGTTAATTATCCATTTTTAAACGGGGTTCATTACCCATTTAATAATAACATCTTTAGAATAATACCTGAAGGAACTAATTATAATGAACAGAACATAATAGCGGAACCATTAATTGACGACTGTGAGTAACAAATTTTTATTTACCATACCTAACGATACCAAAGGAATTCAAATCCCAATAGAAATGAAGTGGGATTTTTATGGTCGAACTGATAGTATTGAACTATATGAGGAAGATGTATTAACCACTATTATAGGTGTTGCAGATGATTTTGAAGTCGTAAGATTTTCACATAATTCTTATGGGAATAACGAAGAAACTAAACTTGGGTATGAGTTTTATTTTTACGATGGACCACCACCTACAAATCAAACTGTGTTAACCTCAACAGTAACAGATTGGAAAAATAGTTATTTAGCCGAAGGATTTAATGGTGATGAAATTTACTATTATTCTAAACCATTTACAAAATCATTTTTTAAGTTGGATTTTTATAATACTAATGACACCATTACACAAACTAATTACTTTAGTGTTATTATACCTGTACAACAAGGTGGAACAGAAAATATTAGTATATCACCATTAATACCTAATGTTAATATTAGAAAACCAAAATACTCTTTAGACTTTGTTGGGGATAAAGAAGGGTTTTTCTTGTATTGGTTGGTAAATACCGAGTTTTTAAATCTTAACACTTTTTATATGTCGGCTAAATTTTTTGACGGTAGATTGGGGGTGTTTGTTAAAATGATGAACGAACCACAATCATCATTACCAAACAAATTTGTGTTTGATAATTCTAGATATTTCTTTAACAAAGTAGTATTAGATTATACTACTAAAACATATGAGGTTTTTGATTATTTAGACAACCGTATAGGTGCGGGAACACCAATAAAATGGTATGAATATATTAACCCATAATGGACGAAAGATATTACAGTATTAGAATATCACCCGAAGTTATTAAGAATGATTTGTTTTTACATCCTTATAACGCGGGTGATTCAGAACCAAATATTGATGACCCATGTTGTGAAATAGTAACATCAACGACTACACAACAATATACGGGTTATACTTATGCTTATTCATCGATGACCCAAGTGGTTAGTGGGGGTACTAATGGTGATTCTTTATTAACAGGGTTAACTGTACCTGTATTTTTAACTGAAACAACTGTAGATATTGGTTATTATTCAGTTTTTGATGGGATGGTTCTACAGAAAGATACCATGACTAATTTTTTATTCTCAGCTTCGACATTCTCACCTTATGAGTATTATTTTTATAATACTTCTGATACGGAATTTAAAAAATATTTGCAATTCGCAACTTATATGGTTGATTGGGGTGACGGAAGTCCCACCGAACTGATTACCTCAACGGCACCTAATTATTATAATCATACTTACGCCCAAGACGGTGAGTTCACTATTACTTTTTCGGGGATGAGTCCTTGGGGTACCAATATAGTTGAAAAAACTGTTTATGTACCATTTACAGGAGTAACGGTACCAAACCCTAATGGAACCGCATATTTTTTACCTGCGGGAGGTAATTGGTCAGGTACTCCTTTAATGTACGATTATCTATTTACAGGTGATTCTAATTGTGATGTGTACGACCAATCAAGTTATAATTACACAACAGTACCATTTTTAATTTCAGGGTATACTAAATCAACAATGGCCGATTTACAACAGTATGGTAGTAAGTATAATCCATTAATGTATGGTGGGAAATATAAAATAGGGGTACAAGTTACGGGTACATCAGGTAACATTGGTACTTTTTGGGGACCTTCATCTGATAATATCTACACCGCCTATACAGTAAATGACATTGATTATTATGATTATGATGATGGTACTACTGTATTCATGACTTATTCGTCAGGTATGACACCTGATATGATGGTCTGTTCCGCAATTACTAAAAATGAAGTATTATTGAATGTAATTGACGAAGCAGAAATACAAAGTAATGTATTTATAGAAAGGGGTAAAAACTCGGCATTAGAACGAATCCAAAGGTTAGGAGAAGTTGATAATGTTGGGGACCTTGAAAAATACGGATACAAATTTTTTAATGTAACAAATACTTGATAATATGGCAACAGGAACTTACGGAACAATAAGACCAGCGGACGTTTCACCTGAAGATGTTGATATAATTTTAAATTATACACCATCAAGGGATGAGACTAATAATTTTGTATTAACTAAACTTGATGCAAAAACTTTATTACGACCTTATTTTAATAACACAAACACTGGTGGGTCAACGGTAGAAGTTTTAGGTGGTCTATATAACTTAACGTTACCTTCAGACCAATTCAATAAATTAGGGATATACACACTATATATTAGACCTGCACAAATAAGAACTACAATATTGGATTGTGGCGTTTTATCCTCATTACCCAATGTTAGAGGTTTAGTTATTGATTTAAACTCAGTACCATCTGAATATAGAAATAAATTTATTAATCAAGGATTAGTAGGGTTTAGAATTGAATATTTAAATACTGACGGTTCTAAAATCGCTAACTTTTTTAGAATAATAACCTCTTCATTTTTTTGTGAACCCATCGTACAAAATCTAACGAATACTTCACAAAAGGCAATTAGATATAGATATACTGAAAATAATACAAATTTAATTTTTTGTACATTATCACCATCTTCGGCACCGACTAACAAACCGAATTCAATACCATTTATTGGGCAACCAAACCAAAATATTGTAATAAGTAATACTTTCTTTAACCCAATCACATTAGATATTGAAGTTGCAGAACATGACTTCTCAACATTAGCAATTGCGTTGTTTGGTAATCAGACTAAATCTATTGATGACGGTATCTACACATTATACGATACACAAAATAATATTTATAGACAATACAACCTTTATGAAATTAGAGACCAATTTAATGAATTATTATTTGAGGTTAGACAAGATAGAGGTGATAATATTGATTTTAGTAAAAACTTTACAAACATAACACAATAATGGCGAATAAAAAATATACTTGTCCTCCACAATCTGCAACAGGTGCGGGTACTTTTTCTGACGACTTAGTTGGTTTACAATTAGTTGCTGGAGGAGGTCTAACTCAGGGTAACTTTGAGTTTGTCACGTCTGCGAATGAAAAAAGTAACAGGAATTTTATAACAGGTGTATTTTCAAACCCAATTAATTTAGATTCTATTGGTATCACAAGTATCTTACAATCTAAAGCGATATTAGAAAATAATTTTAAAGTTTATCCTAATTTTGATTTAACTCAGGTAAATAATTTTACTTTGTATGGGTCAATGGTTAAAAGGATGTCCGCATCCGTTACCAAAATCATTAGTTTTTTCCCTGCAGCAATTGAGTCGACATTTATGGGTATTAACTATGTGACGGGAGTTACTGCTAATAATATCGTTTATAGTGAACAAAATGATTCGACAGTTTTCACATTAGATATTGCAAGACTTAGAAATCCGTTTGACGTTGACTTCACAAACAACTCGACTAGAAATTTAGAACTTAAAGAAATTCAAGTATCTCCCTTAAGAGATATGAAAATACAATATGCAAAATACTCACTATTCTTTAAAGATAACGAGTATAAAGTAATTAATATTGTACCAACAGATAGTTTAACTAATGGTAATTTAGTATTAACTGTAAGTGGTAACCCATTTTCAGGTGAAACAATACTATTTGATGATTTGGTTATAAGACCCAATGACCTTGAAGTTAATAGAGTTTTTAAAGAAATTTTTGATGAGGTTGAGCAATTTTTGTTAAATAGAAATGTCGCACCAAAATACACGTCAACATTCCAAATTCCTAGAGAAGCGGAAGACGGGAGTTATTATACACAAAGTCTAAATGTTACATGGCCATTATACGGTGCTTGGAATATCGACATATTAACTAAAGCCTTCGAAAGTTATATTACATCTTTGAATGATGTGAGTGAGTCTTTCGATGGGTATAAGACAAACTTAATCTCAAGATTTTTAACTACAGGGGCGTTTAAAGAATTTGACACCATAGGTCAAAAAATGGAGAAAGTATTACAAATCTATGGTAAAAGTTTTGACGACACAAAAAAATACATAACCGCAATGTCTTTTATGACATCGGTTAATTATAATGTTGGAAATGATATTCCTTCACAGTTATTAAAAAATTTAGCACAAACTTTAGGTTGGACAACTAACATGTCACCAATATCAAATGATGAGTTATTATCATCTGTTTTTGGGTCAACTAAACAAAGTAAAAGTGATTTTTCAGGTATTTCAGAAGTACAAACACCTGATGAACTTAATTACCAATATTTTAGAAACTTAATTTTAAATTCAGCCTTTTTATTTAAATCTAAAGGTACTCGTAAGTCAATTGAGATATTATTACGACTTATAGGAGCTCCTGAAGCGTTAATTGATTTTAACGAGTATGTATATTTGGCCGACCAAAGAATAAATCTATCCCAATTTAATGAACAATTTGTACAGATTTCAGGTGGTACTTATGTTGAAGATACTCCAATACTCGACCCTACAGATATATACTCAATATTTGGGGTTAGTTATACAGGGTTTACAACTAGTAACACAATAAAAGACGTTAATATAACAATTGATGATTATCCGATGGATGAATTCGGATACCCATCAGCACCACCCGATAGTGAAAGTTACTTCTTCCAAAAAGGAAGTGGATGGTTTGAACAGACACCACAACATAGAGCTCCCGAGCAAGTTGATATTACTAACAATGTATTCGTAGGTAATAATCCTAACTATCAAACGGTATTGGCTCCATATTCATATGGTCAAGAATACTTAAATCGTTTTAGAAAATTCCCATTTATGGATTTGGGTTATCAGTTAACTCCTGTAGTTGATAATAACAAAAGTTGGGTTGATAATGAAGTTGGTATCAGAACTAATTTAGATGGTAATTTTAACGCTAGATATTTTGTTGAGGACGACAGATTGGTTCTTAACGTTAAAAATGTTGACCTTTTCTTAAACCCCGCTCAAGGACTATCTTATGATGTTTGGGTAATGTCAAGAGAATATAATTACCCAATACCTAATCAAGGTATGAATTATGTTCCACCAACATATTGTGACCCTAAACCATATAGTCCTTATCCTAGTCGAGGAGGTGTTGATTGGACTGAAATTATTCCATTACCTAAGAGAAAAACTTTCTTTGAATTCGCCCAAACTTTTTGGGTTAATATGATTAATGTTAGGAATAGACAGTTCGCGACAAATGGTAAAACAGGTGGATATCCTACATTAGAATCAATCTATTGGAGATATTTAGAATCACAACAAACAGTTAATATACCTAATGATAATTTTACGTATAAAACAATGATGGACTACGTAAATGGTTTAGGTGATTATTGGATTAGACTTGTTGAACAAATGGTGCCAGCGACTACTATATGGAACACTGGTATTAGATTAGAGAATTCAATATTCCACAGACAAAAATTTGTTTGGAGAAGACAAGAGGGATGTCAATTAGTACCAACCCCTTGTAAACCATGTTCATTGATTAGTAACATTTTCACATACGACTGTCCTATAGAGAGTGTAGAATGTGCAATTTATCCTTGGACTAACAATCCATTGATACAGAGTTTAAATGGGGTGTTAGGGGTTACATTACAATCTTACCTAACCGCAAATGGTTACGCGTTAAATGATTGTGATTTTAACGGAATGACAACAGAATGGTTTGTTGACATTAGAGTTGATGATATTGTTGTTGTAAGTTACCCATTCTTTAATGGGGTTGGTTACAGTAGCCCAACATATAGTTCCCCTACAGTTAGTATGTGGGATATTGCTTTAGAAAATGCTTTAGAGAGTTTAAAAGATTACGGTTATGATTATTATTTAACAGAAGAGAATACTGTTATAATTTATAATCAAGTATGTTCAGTTTCTGAACAAGGTGTTAATTTTAAATTAAATATAGGAATAAACTTTGAAATATTATGTAATTAATGTCTTGTCAATTAAGTGCAATTATTGGAGGGTTAACAGGGGGTTGTCTTAATACAGACTCAGGAGCCTTTACAGTTGACATATTAAACGGTGCCCCTGGGTATACCGTTAATTGGATAAATCCACCCTACGGGAGTTTCTCAACTAGTGGAGATTTCACAGTAACTAATTTATCTGCGGGTACTTATTCATTCTCAATTACCGATTCCTGTATCCCTGTTAATGAATCTGTAATAGTTAATGTCAATATATCCTCAGGGACTTGTGTGAGTTTAACAAGTATTCAGAACACTACTTGCGGATTAAATAACGGAGGTGTCACTGCAACAACTACAAATTTTTACGGTACGGGTAAGTTTTATTTGTATGAAATGGATAGTGGGTACATTACTTCCGCAACCACTTTTAATAATTTCTATGGTTTTGATAATTTATCACCTGGAGTTTATTACGTTATCGCTGATGATGGAGGAGGTTGTACAGGTAAAACTGAAAGTTGTTTTGTTTTAGAATCCAAGGTTATAGACGTTAATCTATATGTAGTAAACGCCTCGTCTTGTGCCCCAAATACAGGTGCGATTTATGTAACAGGTGTTACAGGGACCCCACCATTTACTTACTCTTGGAATACAACTCCCGTACAAACAACTTCTTTCATTACAGGACTAACAGTTGGTAATTATATTTTAACTGTGACAGATGATACAGGTTGTATTGTAAGTAAAGGAGTAACAATATCTGCCGAATCCCCTTTAGGACTATTTGATATTTCATATACTAATCCTAGTTGTTTTTCTTCCGATGGAACGGTTACTATAACCGCGTCAGGAGGGACATCACCCTATCAATATGTAGGGTCTAATGGACAAATTGATACAACTTTTAGTAATACTAATACATTTTATAATTTACCTGCGGGATTTTTTACAGTTGTTGTAAAAGACGCGGGAAACTGTACCTTCACCGCAACCACAAGTTTATTAACTGCGGGAGGATTGAGTATTACATCAGTAAACGTAATAAACTCAACATGTAGTGGTAATGGTGGTCAGATTAGTGTAACTATATTTGGAGGCTCGGCACCTTATGTTTATACATTAACAGATTCATTAGGTAGTAATACGATAGTTAGCGGAGGATTTACTAATTGGACATTCAACGGACTTACATCAGGGTCATACACATTAAGTATAACTGATGAAGGTCCTTGTGATTTTAGACAAACTTATGAAGTTGAAAATAATGTTTTGTTTGAATTAGATATTGAAACTACAGGTACTACATGTAACCAAGAAGACGGTTCTGTGTTACTATCGATAACATCAGGAGGTACCGCACCATTTCATTATGAGATAGACGGGTATTCAGACTTTTCAAACGATTTAGAGTTTTCATATACTAATTTACCAAGTGGTAATTATGTTGCAACAGTTACAGACGCTAACTATTGTCAACAACAATTACCATTCACGATTGATGGTTCATTTAACACGGATTTCTTGTTAATTGGTACTGATTCATTAGATGGTAATAATGGAACAATTAGTGCGTTAATTACAGATGGTGAACCACCATTTACATTAACTTGGAGTCCAAATGTCGGAACTCAAACAGGAACTGAGATTATTGGTTTAAGTGCTGGTACATATACCTTAACAGTTGTTGACGACAATGGATGTTCCCAAACTAGAACTATTGTTATAAATGGTTTTAACAAATTATCATCATATCAAGTTTACAATTTATGTGAAAGTGATTTTGTTAGTAACGGTGAGACAGGCAGGAAAGGACCTCAGGAAATGTTAATTGAAGGGTTCCACGATTTAACAAGTGGAGACACTAATTGTATATTGAACCAATCGATTTTTACCGTATCAACAACGGTAAATGGTGATGTGAAAACACAATCATTTTATACGGGTACGACATTAACAGAATTCCCATCTGACAATGAATTTTATGATGTGGTAGAAGAATTGTTGTTAAGTTATGGAATCATTGGAGAAGTTGTTATTGACGCGGTTAAGAATACTTTATTCATTAATAGCAGTTGTGATATAACAATGGAAACTTTAGACGCTCAAATCAAAGTTGGGTTAGATATTTCTTATGATATTAATTGTGAAATTTGCGACACCGAGTGTAGTGGTTTTACTTTAACCGCGGTTAATTGCAGAGGTTGTACCAACCCAACGTTTGAATGGACTAATTGTGATACGGGGTTAGAGGAAACATATACTATCATAGAATCGGAAATAGTTAGAATTTGCTCTATTACAGTACCCATAGTACTTAGTGGTGACGGAAATGTTTTAGGAACAGGTATTTGTAGTCCATTACCCACCTCAACGCCAACCCCAACACCAACTCAAACACCTACTCAAACACCAACTCAAACACCAACGCCTACACCAACACCAACACAAATACCCGTCGCAAGATTTGGTGGTGGTTTTGGCTCAACAATTAATGCTTTTGGAACAGTATCTATCCCATCAGGGGCTATTAGACTTACGGGAGTACCTAACGATACTCTCACTATAGAGGTAACTTGGCCATCCTTAAACTCAATGGCGGGAACAACCGTCATAAATTCAATAACTTTAACGGAAAATGTAACATCAACATTTACGGTTACTTTAGATTCTTTAGGTTATGGTGAATTAACAGGAACATCTAGTAGAGTAGGAACAATTGTTTATGGTCAAAAATTAATGAGATTTAAAATAATTTCTTCATCAGGGTCGAACCCAATAAATCTTGGGTCCTCAGCAATTTTTAGAGTTGTTGCCCAACCAACTGGAGGGGTGACATTACCAGGTAGTATTACTAACTACACAAGTAGTAGTACTTCATGTTCAAGTATCACCGCCCAAACATCTTATGTAATGACCACTGCAACACCACCTACTGTTGGTAGTTATCTATATGATAATACTTATCCTGCAACAGGAACCCCTATTAATGGTGGAAATAATTGGATTTCAGTGTGGGGATTTGGATGTGCGGATTTCACTAGCCCAACAAATAAATATTCATTACAGGTGAGCCCTACAGGTGAAATATTAGATGTCGTACCTTGTTAAAAACAAAAATATCGTCTAAAAAGACGATATTTTCATTTATCGTTGGTTTAACCGATATTAATTCCAAAGATTTTCTTGGTTCATATAACCTAGTACACAACAATATGCGTCAGTCATATCAAAGTTTTCTTTCTTTAAGGTATTATTTCTAGTATGAACCCAAGTTATTTGAGGTTCTCTTTTAGCTACTAAATCCCAAATAATTTGTTTCTTATCACAATCTTTAGGATAACCACCAAATAACACAAACTTACCTTTATCGTTTTGTTGAACCAAAATAGGAAATGCCGACTTTCTTGAATTATAAGTTGAGATGTATTCAGGTACTATTCCTAATACATCATATATTTCTTTAGTAATTAATGTATTAAACCTCATTAGAGTTTGTATTGTGTATACATTATTACTATTCATTAAAGGTTCTTCAATAACGACTTTAGTAATACCTAAATTTTTATATTGAATAAGTTTACCTCTAAATATTTCACTCTTTAAAAGTAACTCCTTTATTTTATTTTCTTGTTTTGGTTTAGGTACAGGTGAAACGTGAGTCAGCTCTAATAACTCTTTAGTTTCAATATCGAATAACGCCCAACCAATAGTTTTGGTTGAAACGTCTAACCCCAATACTTTTGGGGATTTTTCCATAGATTTTCTCATGTTAGATGTCAAATTTAATCAAAAATTGTTGAATACCCTGTCTTAATACAGGTGACTGCATTTTTGATATAATCATAAGATTTTTGTTAGAATCGTAAAGACCAATTTCAGTTAGATAAGATGGAGAACCTTGAGTCCATGTAGGATTTGAAGTTGCTTTGAATTCCGCCTGACTTAAATTTATCTTATATTTCATTTCATAAATTGTTGCTTGAATATCAGTTTCTAATGAACCATAGAAATAATATTCGTCACCAAAATTTAAAGATGACCCCGTATAACCAACAGGTGTTAATGGAATATAATTATTTAAGTTATACGTTGACGCATTTTCATATAAGTCTTCAGTAATAACAAATGTAGTACTTGTTAACGATTCCTCAGTTATATATCCGTTAACCAATAAATTTGAAATTTGGTCTGTGAAATCAATAATCTTCCACTCCGAAGAATTAGGACGACCATTACCATCAACCTTTTGACATATAATTTCGAATTTATCAGCGTAAAAACCTGAAACCACATCACAACCTATTGGACAAGTAGTAGTTGTTGTTATAATTGGGTCAAATGTTGTAGTACTTGTTGTAATTGGGTCAAATGTTGTTGTGGTTGTTGTTGGACTATATTCAGGTCTTAAACAAGTGAATTCGGCACCGAATCTAACCGCAACATTCTGAGAAGGTTGAGGGTTACAGGTGATGTTAGGACCTTCCATTACCGTGTAATAATTACAATGTAACGAGTTAGTAAATGTTGCGGTATTACTTAATCTATAAGTAATGTGCATATATTGAGATGAACCTGTTAAAACACCTGTTAATGAATTATTATCATTACCACAAGTGTTTGGAGTTACTAAAGAAAGTTTAGGTGCGGGTAACGTCCAATTCCTATTGGATTTATACGACATTGCCGCGATAACTTCCTCGTCATCAATAATTATTATTTTAGAGTCAGGGAAAACTTTACCAATTCTATTTGGTAAGTTATTCGAATTTCTATTAGTATCCCACAAATGGTAATATCTAATACCTGGGGAATTCATATCGATATTCTTAGTTGATTGTATATATTGAACTTGGAATAAATCTAAATCCTCAAACTCAGGTGGGTCAACCCAAAAAGTTTCCCCTAAACAACATTCAGGGTTTTTATGCCACATTAACCAAGGAATGTGTAACTTAAAGTTTCTTGCTTGACCTGTAGTATCCGAAGGGTTTGAAACATCAAATGGTTCGAATGCGAATTTTTCACCATAGAAGAAATCAACCGTTTGATTTGTGTAATGAATTACCGCGATTGCTTTTTGTTCTTCAGGGGTAACAGTTACGATATCACCTAAAGAATCATAATGATAAACATAACTACTATCAGTTTGACCACTACTAGAAGCGTAACCAAAATATTCTTTAGTTCCTAAGTATTGTTTCGAACCAAAATTAGTATAATCTTTATTAATTGATGAGAAAAGACCCGCAGGGTTTTCTGACCACGGAATATTCATGTTCCATACTTTTACATCAAATTCATCAGTATAACAAACCGATTCATAGTTAATTACATTATCTCTCCAATGAGGACGAGGTGTAATTGAGTCATACATTGTTTGCATATTTGGAGGGTATACAACCATTCTCGCATAACAATCAGAAGATAAATTAGAAAAATCAGGTGTTGGTCTATCTAAAGTGATTTCACCTAAACATACTGATGTTATTCTATATGTTAACATTGAATAACAACTACTAATAGAGGTTAAACAATCTGGCGGTGGTAATGGAGGACAAGCTCTACTTGGTGTTGGTGTTGGACAAAAAGTTGCCGATAGTGATGGTGTAGGTGTTGGTGTTTCACAAGTGAATGACTTAGATGGTGTAGGAGTTGGCGTAGGGGTCGATGTATTATTACTTGCAGTTATACTAGGTGTAACTGTCATTGTAGGTGTCGGTGACGGTGTTGGTACATTAGAACATGTGTTGTTATATAAACCTTTACCATCATAAAAAATAGTTACGATATCCCCAACTGAAGGTTCTCTAAAAGAAACACCATTAGACACTAATATTGGGGTGATAACGTTAGTCCCATTTAGGGAGTTCATTTTAACCGAATAATTTGCGTTGATTGCGTACAAATCATTAGTTATTGCACTCCAAGACGTTGTTTCGGCGGTTGTATTCCCTGTAAAGAATCCCCTCATCGCGGCTCTATTATAAACAGGGCTAACTATAGAATCCATAAAAGGAATTCCATAAGTGTTACCCGTAAAACCATCAACATAGTAAGGATATTTTATGTTTTCCTTATTAGATTGAGGAGAACCACTTGAATTTTGAGCATTAAAGTTTGGCTCAAGTATCACAGTATCAAATTGGTTGTATGATAATGGTAGGGTATTATATGAAACTTCACTATCCCCAATTTGGAAATAAGAAATATTAAAATTACCTTGTGATAATTTTTGTCTACCTGCGTCAGTTAATCTTGTATTTATTAACCCAGATGTATTTTTAATAATGTAACCCATTGATTATAAATATTCTTAATTAGTTTTTATGATGTTATTACTGTACAACAATTACATCCTGTTATTTTTAAATTAGATAAACTATATGATTCATCACTAGTACCTACATAACAATTAATGAATTCATTTCTTGTAACCGTTGTCTCTGTTACAATTTTAAAATTGTTAGTGTTATTAATTGTAATTGAATCCCAAACCTCATTCTTAGATGTTAACCAAACATTTTCTGATTGACATCCCGCAACTGTGTTTATAATACTATCATCATTTGATGATGTAGAGGATGGGAAGTATTCTATATCGTCAATAGTAAGTACAGTCACCGTATTTACAGATGACGACTCCCGATTAGGTGATGATTTAGAAAGATTTAGGTGATTTAATTTAAACGTAAGATACACACCATCAGGTAACGAAGGGGTTACTGAAATGGTTGTAATATATTGTTTAGTTAATGTTGTTTTATTGGCTTCGACTGTTGAAGGTGACGTAACTAATTTAACATTATAAGTTATTGGTTGAGAAGGAGAATCTAAGGAAATTGTATTACTAACAATTTTACCTGACCTATCTGAAACAATTACGTTATATGTTCCTGAACATAAGTTGCTAAACATAGGTATATTTCGATATGTTAATCCACCATTAATCGAATAAGAATATGGTGTATACCCTCCACTCGCCTTAATGGTTAAACCACCATCACAACCACAAATTGTTTGGTTTTTAGTAACTAATACTGTTAGAGGTTGAATATCGTCTTCACCATCCCCAAATCTTAAACTATTACCAAAAATTCCGACTTCAGGAGTACAAGGACCCTCATACACTATAACACTTCCTGTCCCACCCAAAATAAACCAACCACCATAGATTGGTGGATATGTTGGGTTTGAATTGAAGATAGTATAGGTTGTTGGAGTTGATGCAGAAACTTTCCATTGAGATAACGATGAATCCCAATAAACTGTTTGACTCGAATCATTTGATATCCAAGAAGGTTTTGAATTATACAATCCATTTGGAGAAAAATCTATTTGAGTTTGATTATACACCCCACCTTTAAGTATATTAGTTACCATACATAAATCGTAAGTAATATAGGGTGATGTCGGTGTTGGTGTAGGTGTTGGGGAAGGTGTTGGTGTTGACCCTGTTAAAATACATTCGGTATTAGCGGTAAAATCACCATACGAATCAATAACGGTAGATTTATAAACACCCGCGGTTAAATTGTAAATCACTGGTGATATGTTACCATTATCCCAAGTTATATAATACGGTGGAGTACCACCTGTAATAATTAAAGATATAGAACCATCCGAAGATGATGGGGAAGGGTGAGTTAATGAACACTCAACACCCATGGGAAATAAAGTTATAGGTTCGCACTCATTTGTAAACTCAGGAATTATTGGTTTAGATATAGGAGTTGGTGTTGGAAACGAATACGTCATGAACTCAAATGTTTTGTTTTAGTTTTTCTTTTAATAAATACCCTTGTTACTGAAAATTTACTACTCTTTTCATAATATCAATGTATTTTCTAGTTGCACTATCTGACTCGATGTATTCAAAAAAATTAATATCTGATTTTAATTTTTCTAAAGGGTTAACATTAATGAAATCACCCTTAAAAAATTTTTTATCTTTTAAGTCTTGAGTAACTCCTGCCATATGTAATATGGGATGTTTTTCATAAGTATCGATTGAATCAGTTGCCCAAGAAAAACTTAAGTCATTAACGACTTTAGTCTCTATCCCGAAATACCAAAGATTCCATAATAATGACCACATTTCTGCAGTCCAAAATTGTATCTCGCCAGGACTAATTGGGAATCTTTTTTGGTAATCTAACATTTGGTCATACAACGGAGCACAATCGTAGTAGATTTTAAACCATAATTCCCAAGGAGTATTTTTAATAATATATTGACCCCCACCTGAATTTTTTTGATTATCTTTAACTTCATCGATAGTTAAACCAACTACATCTACCATTTCTTGTAAAAGTTGAAATTTTTCAGACTCAGGGTGTTTAGATTCATATCTATCACAACAACTTGCAATATAATCATAACCAATATAACCTATAGTATCAGAAAGATATGTTACATCGTCATTTAATAATTTATCAAAATCGGGTAACTTTCTAAAAATAATATCAGCATCATGTAAGAAAAAACATTTACCATGTTCAGGATTTTCTTCTAACCACTTATAAATCAGAAAAGGTTTAATACTTGGGATATAATGTTTTTTTTGTCTATCATCTAAATAATGATGTACATTAATCCCAAGGTCCCCAAGTTCCAAAGACTCCTTAGTCGGTTCAGTATTACCCTGAACCATCCCAAAAATTACATGAATTTTACTTGGGTCAATACCTAAATCAATAAAATTTTGCGAATAAACTCTAACCTGCCAGTGAAAATATGGAACGTCAGGTTGCGCCGTGACAAATACTAAATCTTCTTTCATAATACCATTTGAAATTAAATATAGAAAACTATTATTTGTAATAAATGGTGTTTTGGGTAATATTTATAGTATATGAAATTACTTAAAACAATATCAAAATTAGTTACCGAATCACAAAGAGCTTATGACGAGGCTTGTGAGAAAGGGGTTAGTGAAAAAGAATTAGATAGACTCGAAAAAAATTTAATGGAGACTAGAAGATTGATGAAACTATACGATAATGTAGGTAAAACTAATCCTAAAGTTTAATATATTTTAGTCATTTAAATAATGAAAAAATAAATAAACATTTAAGCTATCTCATAGCTACCGTTAAATTGTAAACTATCAAGATTACCCCAAGTAAAAGGAATATTTGCCGTTAACGCTCCTGATGGAGATGCCGTTGTAATAATGGATGATTTATCCACCGCACCTGTATAAGTACCATTAACAATTCCTGTGTACCAATTAACCCCATTATCTAATATAGAACAAGGTAATTGTACACCATCTGGAGATGCGGCATTTACGGGTAAACTAAATCTCCAATCGCCATTACCCCCACTAGTGGTTGTTCCCCAATTTAATTTAACTCTAACAAATGCAGTTTTTCCAATTACTTTATAATATCCCGTTATGGTACCATCACCTATAACTGGTTGTGGACTACTTTGTGATGTCCAAGATACACTATATGATGTCCAAGCGGAATCTATTTGTGAACCAGCAAGATTAAATGTTGTTGCAGATATTGATGACCCTGAAAACGCACCATCAGCACGAACAAATGATGTTGTTGTTCCTGCGGCATTTACACCCTCAAAAACGTTTGTGACGTTATCCGCATTTCCTGTTCCATTTTTAACACTTAACGGACCTAATGTAGAATTAGTGGTTATTTCGGGTGTTACCGAATTATTATATGCTTGTTGGAGTGTTGTTGTAGATAAACCACATG